ATTACAAGTATCTGACTGGTACGGCATATCTCACAATATAGATATTGCTAAAGGAATGTATAAGGGATGCGCTAATTGGGATGATGTAAAGAAGCAAGTAGAAAGAGTGAAACAATCTAAAGCATATAAGAATGGCTGAACAAAAGATACTCATATCGATAAATATTAACGATAAGCAGGCTAAAAAAAGTGCTGATGGAGTCGCTCATTCGTTAACTAAGATTCAGAAGGCACAAGAAGCTCTTAACTTTGAATTAAGCGAATCTGGGAAAGAGTATGCTAAATTAACCGCAGCAACAAACGACCAGAAGTTAGCTAACAATCTAGCAGCGAAGTCTGCTGTTGATATGGCTAAAGGAATTAAGCAGGGTAGGACACAGTCTGGTCTTAACAACGCAATCTTACTTGAAACAGGTCGTTTAGCTTCTGATGCTAGTTATGGTTTTACAGCGATAGCAAACAACTTGTCGCAGGTTGTAACATTGTTTAGTTCATTCGTAAAAACACAGGGAAGCGTTAGCGCATCTTTTAGGGAGTTGTTTAAATCTATTATGGGTACTGGTGGGCTTCTCATTGGGATTCAGCTTTTAATCTCATTCGGGCCGAAATTGATAGATATGTTTATGCGCCTTATGGGTGAAACAATGAAACTATCAGATGTTTTCAAGGATGCTTCAAAAGAGGTAACAGGAACTGCTGGTAAATTTGAAACATATACAAAGACACTTCAGGATAGCAGCAAATCACAACAGGAACAACAAGATGCAATAAATTCATTAAAGAAAGAATTTCCTGATTATATAAAACAACTTGATGATGCTGGCTTAACTCTTGATGATGTTGCTAAAGGAACAAAAGAGGCAAGAAAAGAAAACGATATATATAGGGAATCAATCGTTAAACTTGCTATGGCAAGGGCAGCGCAGAATAAGATTGATGAAGAGGCTGCTAAACAGGTACAAGCCGAGACAGACCTACGTATAAAAGCAAGAGAGAAGTTTGGTAAAAGCACAGAGGACTTACAAAAACTTGAGGCTGAATATGAAAAGTTTAAAGAAACAAATACTCAAAAAGGTAGGGCAAGAGAAAAGGCTTTTACTAAAGCGTTTTCATTAGAGGAAAAACAAATCCTACGACTAATTAGAGCTAGAAACGAGCAGGTTGAAGAATCACAGAAAAACATAGACGCTCTTATTGAGTTTACCGATATTGAGGTTAAAGAAAATGAAAGGTCTGGTCGCTCAAGAAAGAAAAGGTCAAGAACGTTTAAGGCTGCCGATTTAGACTACGAGAAAGAAACTCAACAGTCTCAAGAGAGATTACTCAAATCTTTTATAGAGGATGAAAAAAGAAAAGTAGCTGTAAAGTTTGATGGAATAAGAACAAGGGCTAGATTAAAGCAAACGGAATTTGAGGAGGACCAGCAAAGAAGATTAGATGAGTTTAAAGCATCTGATGCTACCGAAGCAGAGAAAGCGGAGGCTCAAAAGAGGTTTGACGAAGAGATTGCCAAGTCTAAAGAATCCTTATCTGCATATATAGTTCAGCTAAAGCAAGAGGAAACTACCGAAGTTAATAACCTTACAATAGAGCAGGCACAAAAAATAATAGATGCCGATAGAGAGTTACAATATAAGCAACAGGAGAACGCTCAAAGAATTACAGACCAACAGATGTCTAATGAGGGATTGAAGTTGAGTAGGCTTAATGAAATAAAAGATGCTAATGTAGAAAAGGAAAGGATAAGAATTGAGCAACAACTTCAAAACGAAAAGTTGAGTTTTGAGGAAAGGATGAGACTTCAAAAGGAGTTGACTGATGTTGAACAAGAGCAAGTTGATAGAAGGGTATATTTAGCAGAACTCGAGGTTGATGGTAAGGCTAAATTAGTCGATTTAGTTGGAAAATCATTAAGTAAAGCTTCAGAACTTGCTGGAGAAGCTACAAGCACAGGTAAAACACTTGCTATTGCTGGAACGTTAATATCTACGTATAGTGCTGCTCAATCTGCATTTGAATCACAGTTTGAACCAGAAAAAGACGTAACATCCCCAATAAGAGGTGCTTTGGCTGCTGCCCTAGCGGTTGCTTCTGGATTCCAAAGATTAAAAGAGATAAAAAAAGTAAAAGTACCTAAAGAAAAGGGAGGCGCAGGTGGTGCAAACGTAATACAAGCACCGTCATTTAATGTTGTTGGCGCATCTCAAACATCGCAATTAGCAGAGACCGTTGCTGGACAACAGGACAAACCAGTAAAAGCATTTGTAGTAGGAAAAGACATTTCAACACAACAAGAATTAGATAGAAATATAACAAATACCGCATCATTCGGTTAATTCAATAGTATGAAGGTAATAGAATTATTTATAGACGAAGAGGGAGAGTTCTCTGGCATTGATGCCATATCGATTGTAGAACAACCTGCAATAGAAGAAAACTTTGTAGCTCTAAAAGAAGAAATAAAAGTTGAGCTTGCTGACGTTGATAAGGATAAGCGTATTCTTATGGGTGCTGCACTTATACCTAATAAGAAAATATACAGGAGAGACAAAGAGGATGAGTATTATATATACTTCTCTGAAGATACGGTAAGAAGAGCATCTGAACTGTTCCTAATGAAGGGAAACCAAAACAGGTCAACTCTTGAGCATCAGGCACAGCTATCAGGAATGTCGGTTGTGGAGTCTTGGATAATAGAAGATGAGCAGTACGACAAATCTCGTAAGTACGGACTAAATATGCCTGTTGGTACTTGGATGGTATCAATGAAAGTAAACAATGAAGAAGTTTGGAAGGACTACGTTAAGACAGGCAAAGTAAAAGGGTTCTCAATAGAGGGTTACTTTACTGATAAGGTTGCTATGTCAATGATTCAGAAAGAGAATGATGCTGCTGAAATACTTTTGGAGATTGCCGATAGCATTGAAGCTGGAAAGCTAAACCTAAAGACATACGGAGACTACGGAAGTGGCGTTAGAAATAATGCCAAGAGAGGTATTGAGCTAAACAAAAAGGTAAATAACCGTTGCGCCACCTCTGTGGGGAAAATAAGAGCCCAGCAGCTCAGTAGAGGTGAAAAACTCAGTGTGTCAACAATTAAGAGGATGTATTCCTACCTATCAAGAGCTGAAACATACTATGATGCAGGCGATTCTAAGGCTTGTGGCACAATTTCATACCTATTATGGGGCGGTAAGGCTGGTTTAGCTTGGAGTAGAGGTAAGTTAAGGGAATTAGGTGAGTTAGACCTATCCTGCGACTGCACAGAGCTGTCTGAAGAGCTTGAATTAGGTTTATACGACAAAACATACTCTGACTACCCAGATGCAGCTAAAAAGAACGCTAAAAGGGCTCTAGCATACTATGACAGCAATAAACCGAGATGCGGAACACCACAGGCTTGGCAATTTGCCCAACTAATCTCTTCTGGCAAACCACTATCAAGATGTCTTATATCAGAAATGGCATCTTACAATAGATTTGAGAAGAAAAAGGGCGAGCCATACAACAAAGGTTGTGGAGGATTGCTTTGGGATGCTTGGGGAGGCGAAGAAGGTATTCGCTGGGCAGAAGGTAAGCTAGATGAGATTAACTCAAACGAATCCAAGCTTGATTTATCCTCTAAAGAAATAGACGGTAGACTTGCATACGACACAAAAGAAGAAGCTTTAAGAATCGCAAAAGACATTGGATGCGAAGGTTTTCACATACACAATGTTGAGGGTAAGGATTGGTATATGCCTTGCAAGGAACATAAATTAGCTGAATATGATGACAAGGGAAGAATTAAACGAAGCAAGAAAGCTCCAAATTCCGATACTCCAAATCCTAATCCAAAACGAGGAAGCAATCGCAATCCAAAGGGTGCTGCTGGGAAGTCAAGGGGAGTTACTGTACCCGACAGAGTGCTAAAGTCGTTACAGAAGAAAGCTAATGACTTTAACGAGAAGTATAAATCTAAAAAGGGATATGGAACTACTGTTGGACAACTGAAGTCTGTGTATCAGCGAGGAGTTGGTGCTTTCCAGACATCTCACAGTCCTAATGTAAAGTCAGCAGAACAATGGGCGCAAGCTAGAGTAAACGCCTATATATACCTTTTAAAGAACGGTAGACCACAAAACACTAAATATACTACTGACTACGACTTATTGCCAAAGAAACACCCTAAATCAAGTAAGAAATGAAAAGTAAAGAAACGGTAGGACAACAAGTGCCGACAAACTCAAAGAGAGGTTGTTTATGCAAGAACGGAAAGACTTATGCTAGGAGATGCTGTGATGGCACTCTTAGAAGTCAGGGGATAGGAAAAATAAGTGCCTGAAAATCTAACAGGTTGTTTAATACTTGTTATTTATCTATAACTATAACTGTTAATTAACATAATATGGAGAGTAAAGCTACAAACATTCTAAATGATATTATGCAAAAGCTCTCTGCTATTAACGAGCCAGAAACTAAAGAGGTTGAAAACATTGAAGTTGCAGCCGAAGAAGTTACTGAAACTCCAAAAGTAGAGGAAGTTGCATTGTCTGAAGATTCTGTTGAGGAAGCTGCTACTAAAGAAGTAGATGCTGCTCTTGATGCTGAATCAACTGAAGAGGTTGAGTTGGCTGAGGAATCCGAAGAAGAAGAAGCTCCAGAAGCCGAAGAAGATGAGGCAGAAGAGCTAGAGGAAGATTACGTATCTAAACAGGACTTCGATTCTAAAATCGCAGAACTTGAAGATATGATTAAGTCTATTAAAGAGGATATGATGGTTGAGTATGATAAAGTTGAGCAAGAAAAGGCTGAACTTTCATCTCAAGTTGAAAAGCTATCTGCTGAACCAGCAGCCGAGCCAATCGCACATACTCCTTCTGAGAAAACTGAAAACAAAGAGGTGATTAAATTCGGTCAGAATCGCCCTGCTAATACACTTGACCGAGTATTTTCTAAACTAATATAACAATGAGTAATAAAAAAGTAAATCTATACGCTGGTAATGGTTCTGTTGACACTATTACTTCTACTTACGCTGGAGAGTTTGCAGGGAAATATATCTCTGCTGCGCTTTTAAGCGGTAAGACATTAGCCGATGGTGCAATCACCGTTAAGCCTAATGTTAAATATAAAGAGGTGGTAAAGAAAGTTGCTTCAACTAACTTTATCGCTGATGGTACTTGCGACTTTACTGCAACTGCTGATGCGCTTACATTGACAGAGCGTATTCTTCAGCCAGAAGAGTTCCAAGTAAACCTTGAGCTATGTAAGAAAGACTTCAGAGCTGATTGGGAAGCTGTAAAAATGGGATATTCTGCATTTGACAAGCTACCTACATCATTTTCTGACTTTATCTTAGGGCACGTTTCGGCTAAAGTTGCTGAGAAAACTGAGCAAAACATCTGGGCTGGTGTAAATGCCAACGCTGGTGAGTTTGACGGTCTTACAGTTCTTATGGCTGCTGACGGTGATGTTAACGATGCTGCTAATGATTCTGAAACTTCTTTCACATCAGGCAATATCGCATCTCTACTTGGAAATGTAGTTGATTCTATTCCTTCTGCTGTATATGGCAAAGAAGATTTGACTATCTACGTTCCTACTGGTGCTTACCAAGCTTACATCCGTTCACTAGGTGGATTCGGAGCGCAAGGTCTTGGTGCTGCTGGTACTGATAGCAAAGGTTCACAATGGTATAATATGGGTAATGCGCTTTCTTTCGAAGGAATTAAAGTTCAGTTAACTCCAGGTATGCCATCAGACCACATCGTAGCTGGAGAGGCTTCTAACTTGTACTTTGGTACAGGATTGCTTGCCGACCATAACGAAGTGAAGTTAATCGATATGGCTGACATTGACGGAAGCCAAAACGTAAGAATCATTATGCGATATACTGCTGGTGTTCAATACGGAATCGGTTCTGACTTGGCGTTACTAACGTTAGCATAATAATTGTTTAATCTAAAGGGGTGGTAACTCTGCCCCTTTTACTAAAAAGAAAAAGATATGGCTTGTGATTTAACTGGCGGAAGATTAAGACCTTGTAAGGATGCTGTCGGTGGTATAAAAAAGATTCACTTTGTTGATTTTGGCGATTTAGGAACTTTAACCGTTGGTTCAAGTGATGAGATTACTGATATGACAGGAACTTTTGACTACCACACATACGATGTTAAAGGTAATTCTTCCCTTGAAACAAACATTACCTCTTCTATGGAGAATGGTACAACTTTCTTTGAGCAAGTATTAAGCGTTACATTATTCAAATTAACTAAAGAGGATAACAAAGAACTAAAACTTATGGCGTATGGGAGACCTCACGTTGTAGTTCAGACGTTTGATGATAAATTCCTTTTGGTTGGTGCTGATAATGGTGCTGATGTAACTGGAGGTACTGCGGTAACTGGTACTGCTATGGGAGACTTGAATGGTTATACATTAACTTTGACTGCAAACGAAATCCGTATGCCTTCATTTGTTGATGGCGGAACTGATTCAGACCCATTTGCAGGAATGTCAAGTGCTACTGCTACTGAATCTACTCAAAGAGACCCTTCATAAATTTAATAGGGGTATAAATCTAAAAGGGGGCTTAATTGCCCCTTTTTTTGTATATTTGAAACAAATAACAATTTGATTATTACTTCGATATGCATATACTAACAACATCAACAGGAGACCAAACAATAAAGGTTGCCTCAAGAAGAGACATTGTTGGAGACCTTAGACTAGAGGTTATAAATAAATCCACAAGGCAAAAGTTTGATTATACTGGAGATTTTCAGTATCAACAATACCTGCAAGACCCCGAAGGTGCTGCAATAAAGTGGGAGGGCGGAGACCTTGATGTTAGTCAGGGAGATATATTCTTAGAGATAACAAATCAATACGACTTAAAAGAGGGAGATTACTATACATTTAAAGTAATTGATGATGAAGGTGAGGTTTACAGAGATATTTTATTCTGCACAGACCAAACTGATTTTGACAAATATGAAGTCGGTAAAGGAGATTACATAGTTGAACAAACACTTGATAATGACTTTATTGTAATAGGAGATGAGAGTGGCGGAGTAACACCATCACCAAGCGATGTTACATTGTGTTACGATACTTCGGATATGGATGCGCTAACATCAGCATTTAAGATATGTGATTTATACTGCGTTACGATAGACGAGGTTAATTACGATGATTGGTATTTACCATCCACCGAAGAGGCTAAAGAAATATATCCATATATATCCGTTCTAAACAATTCTGCAACAAGATTTGGTTACGACCCATACTATTTACCAGAGGTTACATCAACGCCATCTGGACCGAGTCAAACAAACCAATACTATTGGACATCCACAGAAAATGTTAATTCGCCAACATTTGCTTTTGTATATCAGAAGTGGATTTATTTATCGCCCATAGCTAACCTGTTAAAAGATATTCCAGAGAATTGCTACTTATCCGAAGTGAATTGTGGTGGTACTTATTATAGAACTAAAAAGGCAAGGGTTAGACCTGTAAGATTTGAGGCTGGTGTAGAGGGAGGATTCTTTGGTAATCTTGGCGAGAAGGGTTATGGCGGTATAATCGCTGGTTCGTACACTTTAAATGGTGTAGATGGCGCACTTATAGTATCGCCAACAGAACCTAAACCAGCAGACGGATATACGCAATGGAGTGATTTAGGGCAAGCAACAACAGGAGTTATAAGTGAAACTGACGGACAAGCGAACACAATAGCAGCATTAGCATTAGGAGCATAAGAAATGGCAAAAAAAGCAAGACATTACGCAAAGAAAAGACCTATTATGAATAATAAAGAAGAAGGTAAAATACATATTGTTCAACTCGGTTCTTATTCAAGACCAGAGATTAAAGAATACTATAACGATGACTTCGTTGCTTATGGCGAGGACAACGACTATTTTACTTACCTGATAGACAGGTATAACGGAAGCCCTACGAATAACGCTGCTATCAATGGCATATCTGAAATGATTTATGGAAGAGGTCTTGATGCTACGGATAGTAAAGAAAAAGAAGCTGACTATAAAGAAATGAAGGAGCTTTTTAACAAGAACGTCATTAAGCGCATAACGCACGATTATAAAATGATGGGTCAGGCAGCACTTCAAATTATATACACCAAAGACCGCTCTAAAATTGCTCAGATAGCACATATACCAGTAGAAACGTTAAGAGCCGAGAAATGCAACTCTAAAGGCGAAATAGAGGCATACTACTATCACTCTAACTGGACAGAGGCTAAGTCTGGTGATAAGTTAACAAAGATACCTGCATTTGGGTTCTCTAACGCAGCAATTGAAATATTATACATAAAGCCTTATAGGGCTGGTTACAAGTACTATTCTCCAGTAGATTATCAAGGAGGATTGCAGTATGCGGAACTAGAAGAGGAGATTGCCAACTATCACATAAACAATATTCAGAACGGACTGTCTCCAAGTATGCTTATTAACTTTAACAATGGTACTCCAGATGCAGAGCAAAGAGATGCTATTGAAACTAGTATAATGAGTAAGTTTAGCGGTAGTTCTAATGCAGGTAGATTTATACTAGCGTTTAACGATAGTAAGGAGCTTGCAGCAACTATTGAGCCAGTACAGTTATCAGATGCCCACCAGCAATATAAATTCCTATCGGATGAGAGTATGCGTAAGGTTATGGTATCACACCGTATTGTATCGCCTATGCTTGTGGGTATTAAAGATACGACTGGACTAGGCAATAATGCAGAAGAATTACAGACCGCATCTGTGCTTATGGATAACACCGTAATCAGACCAATGCAGGTTACTATACTTGACGAACTTGAGAAAATACTTGACTACAACGGAATAGAGCTTGATATCTATTTTAAGACGTTACAGCCCCTTGAATTTACCGACTTGACTAATGCTATTAGTGAGGCAGAGGTAGAGAAGGAAACAGGCGTTAAAAAGGATATACAAGAGGAAGTCAAAGAAAAAGTGGAAGAACAAATTGAAAATGTAGAATAAAATGCCATCAGCAATATTTATTAAAAGAAGCGACCTAATTAAAAATACTGCCTTAAGCGGTTCGATTGACACAGATAAATTCATTCAATTTATTAAGATTGCTCAAGACATTCATATACAGAATTATTTAGGCACAGACTTGTATAATAAAATCAGCGCAGACATTATTGCTGATACTCTTTCTGGAGATTACCTAACTCTTGTTAACGACTACATACAGCCAATGCTTATACACTTTGCTATGACTGAATACTTACCGTTTGCAGCATATACCATTGCGAATGGTGGTGTTTACAAGAAGGGCGCAGAGAACAGTTCAAACGTAAGCAAAGAGGAAGTTGACTCTTTAATTTCAAAGGAGAGAGATTATGCCGAGTATTACACAAAGAGGTTTATAGACTATATGAGCTTTAATGCTCATAGTAAATTCCCAGAATATTACAGTAATAACAATGAGGAAATATATCCAGACAAAAACGCTTTATTTAACGGATGGATGCTGTAAGCAAATATAAACCTAAGAAGGATAACGAAAAGAAATTGAAATGTTACTTAACCAAAGGTTTAAATAACAATAAAGTAAAGGCACTAAAACAGTATGGCGAGCTTAACAGGTAATTTTATAAAAGACACATATCAGTCTCTTCTAAAGATTATAGATAACGGAAACGTTACGGAATCAGCTAAGGAGATTACTGACGGAGAGGGTAATTCTCTAGGCGTCTCAGTAGATACTTCTGGTAACGTAACTGCAACTGGAACTATTCAAGGTTCTACGGTTACTAACGGAACGACATCTATAAGTGATTTGCAAACTAATAAAGAGGACAAGAGTGAAAAGGGTGCTGCAAGTGGATATGCTCCATTGGATAGCAATTCAAAAGTACCTACCGCTAACTTACCTGATAGTGTTTTAGGTCAGCTAGAATACAAGGGAACTTGGAACGCTGATACCGACACTCCCTCATTACCATCGGCATCTACTGTAAAAGGTAACTACTATGTTGTTTCTACGGCAGGAGTCTACGAAACTATTGATTACGAAATAGGAGATTGGATTGTTTCAAATGGAACAGCTT